GGCTTGTGGATTCTGCTCAATAACAATGATATTAATCGGTAACGAATTTGCCCCGGCTAAACATGTATCAACTGTTTGTTGTGTCATGCGATACAGACGGTTATCTTTTGCGTTTGATATGATGATCACATCAACAATAGGCTTCTGCCCTAATCTCCTCCTGATGTTTGCTGATAGCTCCATTTGAGTTTCTGTTGTCTCATCTGAATAATCGTAATAATATAAGGTCTTGTCAATCTTATACTCAGTATTTAAATGTTGCAGTAGCAGCTTACTGAACCCTGCGTCTTCACCTCGTAGTATATTAGGGAAGCTAGATTTCAATGCGACTTCCTTTTTAATACAGCAAATATGATTCGGTATCCTATAGTATGCGTCGTTTGTATTGTAATCTTTTCGGTGATCCTTTGAGTAATAGCAAGGCTTTGGAGCCTCTCCATTCAATGAAACCATTGATGTGAAAGTAATAACATCGGCATCTGATTTTGTAGCCTCTAACAACTCTTTCAGGTATGAATCGGCAATCCGATCATCATCATCAACAAAGGATATGTAACGCCCTTGTGAAAGAGTAGTCATAGAATTTCGTTTTTCTCCTAGCATAATTGATTTTGTACAGGTTAGTATCAATATTTCTACCTGCTGCTGATCGAATGCTGAAAGTTCATTGTACTGTGCGAATATCTGCCCTTGTATTTTTGGCAGGAATGTATTATACCGTGTGTGAGTCGATGGTATCAAAACAGAAAGTTTAATTATGCTCATTGTTTCACGTTTAAAAGTAAATCCCTGCACTGTAAAAAGTCGTTGAAGCTCATCGTTTTGTCTTCAAATTCGCCTTCATATACTGTCCCATTTGGGGAAATAACAGCGACACCCCAATCAGTATTATATGTTAAGTGCCCTAAATTGTTATAATTATTGATCAGTCCAACATAGGCGCGCCAAACATCCCCTGTCCATGCTCCTGAGCCGATCTCCCTGGTTTGGTTAGCTTCTTCCTGAGGCAATACATCATGTAAAATAATGCATCCATTTTTAGATAGGCATTTACTAGCATTTATAATGTCCTGCCTAACCTGTTCACATAGATGTGACCCGTCGACTAGTATAATATCATATTTATTTGCTGTACGATACAGTTCAAAAAATTCATTAGATGTGCATACTGAAAGATTTTTGCATTCCTTTCTAGGTGACGGATCAACCGCATGTTTATATTCGCACTTAATCCGATCAAAGTTTACACCTAATTGATATCCAATCTCCAAGTAAGATTTGTACTTCTTCTCTTTTATTATCTGGTTTATTATTACTGATTTTGGTTCGTCTCTCATTTATCTTTTGAATGTTATTATTTTGTAGTGGAAAATTACAGTCTTCACATCTCTTGCAAATCCGTCCCCATCATACCCGGTCACCATCTTTTGAAAGATGATCTTCAAAGTATTTTTAGGTAATTTCAGGCTTTTGATAGATTCCTTTTTAAGGAATTTCTCTATTCCTTTAACTTTTAGAAGTCCATTCGTCACATCTACACGAGTTGCATACCTCTTAAAATCCTTCTTAGCCCTGATCATCTTTGCTTAAATGAGTATCCATATGGCTACCATCTGAATTTGTAGTGAAATTATTGAATTGGCCTGTTAAAATCGCATTGTCTTCCATTCTCTGGAATTGTTCATTAAGATGTTTCTGAAAATCATCACCTAATGCCTTTACGTCTTTGTCAAAGATACCCTCAATTGAATACCTTGTTCTTATTGAGGCTGAATCGTTAATCTCTTTTATGATCCTAACAATTTCATAATGATGGTAGTTGATGTGCGGTAATACTTGGTTGCCAACAGCACGATGTAAAAGCTTCCTATGCTTCGATAATTCTTGGTTTAATTCCTGTATTGTTTTTATGTTCATTCTTCTGGTTTTAAAAATTTGTTTTCAACTATGTGTGTTTTGCTTTGGTGTACGTAGGTGATCGGTGTTTTCTTGAACTTGTCTTTCGGGCTTAGCTTCTTTCCCTTGCAATTGTGGCCGATGTGGAATTTGGCGCAAACCTGGCATTTGTAACTATTAACACGAGGGCCGCCAAGGTTATTCAAATGAGCCACTGCATCATTCGCCTGTTCTAAGCTATCATAAATACTTTTACCCTCGCACGCATTCTCAATCCTTTTCATGTTTCAGTATCTGTTTAGCTTCATTTAAAATATTCTGTTGATTAACTCCATCGTTCCATGATTCAGAAATGTCTTGTTGTAACTTCATCACCTTTCGCCTATCACCAACAAAAGAATAATATTCATCACTTGAAAAAATATGATCTTTCTTCCTAAGAACAATAAAAAATACTTTTAAGGCATACACTAAGGCGTTCATGTGCTAGTTCAGATTTACAAGTTGATCAACATTAACCCATTCACTGGCTACAAGCGGCTTGTCAGATTTCAACATATCTGTATAGCTAGGCATTGCCTCCATTATTTTCGTGTCGAACTCGAATAGCATTCGTGCCCTGAATAAGGTAACTTGATGAGTCCTTTCGATATCCATCAACATCTTATGTTCAAGCTCCGATTTCTCATCGCGTTTAATCCTCCTGATGAAATAGTACATGCTTAGTCCGGATAGCAGAGTAAGCGCGATTAGTTGTGTAGTCTCCATAGTTACCAAATAAATATACCACCATAAATAGCCCATATTATCACTATGATAATACCGTAAAAGAATGATGAAAAATCTAATCCACCTTCGCTGTCAATAAAAATTCTGATGATTAAGGCGATACTGATAATTATCATCAGTATAAGGTGCCATGTTATTGTTATGCTCATATCTATTTATTTAAATATATCTATAATTTGTATTATTCTTAGTTATACCATTCAGCTTGTGAACTATGGCTGAGTATTTTAAATTAAAACATGCACTCAATTCTTTTGCAGAATCAAAAAACACCCCAGTTGATAAATCAATAACAGCCTTTCTGCAATTAGGTAGCCTAAGTTTCCCTGATTCACTCATCTTTTTTTTAGAATCAATAGACATTTTTCTTCCAGTCAAAATTATTGATATTTTATTTTTTGTCTCAGTAGAATGAATTTTACCTTTATTTGATTCTGATATCTTGCGTCTTGTATCCTCGGAATGATTTGATCCTAATCTTTTTTGAGTCATTCTTTTTACAGTATATCCCGATAGTTTGCCTTTTTTATATTGAGTAGATGTCAATCGGCTATTCATGCCATTATCACCACACACATCATAAAAGTCTTGCCAATATCTTTCCCTTTCATCTCCTAACTTAACATCGCAAACTTCAATAACACAAATATCATGCTTGTCAAACCCATGTCTTTTTAAAGAATTGAATAATTTTCTTTGTGATTTACAATTTAATGTCCTATACTTTGACATTCTAGCCTTAATTTTCGTTGTTTGACCAACATAAATCCTGTCAGTTGGTGATACAATCTTATATATATGGGTTAATTTCGGCTCCATTCCTTATTTAGTTTATATCCAAAGTGGTTAAACATTTTTACTAAAGTCTCAGCCCTGACATTTCCTGTTTTAAATCTTCTTTTAAGATTTGTAGCTGATTGCGCAGAAATATACCCGGCATACCACTTTGGCCTTTGGGTTATTTCAATAAAAACTTCCTCTTCTGTCATATATCAAATATACACTTAATAATTTATAAACCAACAGATGTAACGCTTTTTTCCTATAAATATACTTTGATTGATTAATTTTACGCTTAATGAAAAATCTAAAAGAGAAGACTCAGCCTCAGAAGGAGATCGAAAGATTAAAATCAAAGCAGTTGAGTGATGAAATTAAAGAGTCATTGAGGAAGAAAGAAGTTTACATAAATAAACCATTCACTAAGGGAGCATGATTTTCTGTAAAGCACTTAACAAAGAATTTGAAACAAAGGAGGAAATGTTTAAGGAGTTGAAAGACAACCTGGATATTTTGATCGATAAGAAAAAATCTGAGTTTCAACATTCGGTAGATAAGGGGACAGCGGTTTCATGTAAATCATTAGGTGGGTTAAAGCTTTCTGATACTGAAAAGGCGGCTATTCAAATTGACAATGATTACTATTACATCGTCGTTAATTCTACAAACATTCTGGACTCACATGAGGATTTACATGTTGATGGCATTTGGAATAAGTCGGTACAGGAGCAGCAAGGTAAGAACTATTTAGTTACGGATCATGAGTTAGAAGTAGCGCATGTGGTAGTTAAAAAGGCTTACATAGAAATGTTTGTTGCCAATGTTTCTTTCAAATCTTTAGGGTATCCGTACGACGGAAATACTCAGGTGTTGGTGTACAAGTTCCGTAAGGATAAGGTGATCAATCAAGGCGCCAAAGAATGGCTAGAAAGCGGCGATGAAATAGAAGCATCTGTTAGAATGCGCTATATCACCATTGAATTTGCAATGGACAGTAACGATCCGGAATACGCAACCGAAAAGAAACGTTATGATCAGTACTTACCTAAAATTGCCAATAAAGCTGATTTCGATTACATTCAGTACTTCTTTATTATAAAAGAAGCAGCGAACCAAAGGGAATCGAGCTTAGTTGTTGCAGGCAGCAATCATGTAACGGGCAACATTATACAACAGAAAAACAATGAGCCGGACAAGTCCACTCAGGAAGATGAAAATAAAATTACAATTGACCCGGCAGAAGTCAGTCAAAAGTTGAAATCCAGTTTATTATTAACTTAAAAAATTAAAAGATGTCATTCGTAAAGAAAACACCTGCTGAATTTGAGGCTCTGTCCGAGTATCAAAAAGAAAAATATCTAGACGAAAAGTCAGCTCATGAAGCGACTTTGGTCAAAGATGCTGCTGATAAGGCTGCAAAAGAAGCTATTGAATCTATGAAGGTCGACCTTAAAAAGGAACGCGAAGATGAGCTTAAAGCAATTACCGACGCAAACGAAGTAGCCCTTAAAGCTATTGCCGATAAGTACGAAATGGACTTGGGCGAAATGCAGAAAGTTCTGAATCGCGCTAAGGTAGCAGAGGTAAATGAGCGCATGAAAGGAATGGGTGACTTAATCACTGAAAAACTTTCTACTCCTGAGGGCGAATTAATGATTAAAGCATTATTCAATGGTCAGCGTGAAAATTTCAAAGCTGATTTTGAAGATGAAGCAATTAAGGCAATGGGTGTTCCTGTTGGCGGTGTTGCTCCTCAATTCGGTGCAATTGTCGGACCTGGGCATGATGAAATTCACGCAAGGAATGTTATTCCGGTATTCCCTACTGTATCTAACTTGTTTAAGTTTATCCAGTATGTATTAGATACTAATGCTGACGGATTTGGTATGGTTGGTGTTGGTGGTCAAAAACCAACAATTGAGTATATCCCAACTGTAAAAGAAGCGCCTGTGCGTAAGATAGCGGGCTTGCTGACGGTTCCTGATGAGCTTTTAGACGATGTGGTTGGGTTCAGAGCATGGATCGCTTACGAGTTGCCTAAAGCATATTTAGACGCTGAAGATCAGCAGATTTTCAAAGGCGATGGAACTGGTGAAAATCTGCTAGGATTATGGTATCAAGCAGATTACCAAACTTTACCTCTAGGTGGCGCTGACGGTGTTACTCAAGCTTCAAATGTTATTGATAAAATTGCAGCAGGGATTACCGAGGTTCGTATTTTAAAACGCTCTACATCAGCAGTTTTTGTATCTCCGATTGAATATATGAAAATATTTATCAACAAAGGGAATACAGAAGAATACTCATATCCGATCATTTTAGACGCATCAGGAACGATGCGTATCGGTGGTGTTCCGGTTTACTGGACGAATATAATGGAAGAGGGAGAGGGACTTGTGGGTGATTTCGCAAGAGGTACTGCCATCATGCAGCGTAAAGCAATGTCTATTGGTTATTTTGATCAAAACAAGGATAACGTAGAAAAGAATATGATCACTATTCGTTTAGAGGGTCGTTTAGCTTTGCCTATTTTCTACCCTGAATCGTTCTTAAGATTATTCCCGGCTACTACATAGTGGCAAGTCAGGATTAAATATTAAAATGGGGAGTCGAAAGCTCCCCATTTTTTTTATGCATAAACAAAAGGCGTATTATTAGTTTTACTACCTCCATTTAACTTACTTTTTATTGTTGTATATGCGAATCTTGTTTGAGATTCAAAAGCGTGTCTAATGCAATCAAAATACACCCCATTTTCAACATTAAGAATTAATTTAGCGTGCGGATTCTTTCCTCCGGCAGACCTTCCTATCATTTTTTTCCTTGATTCGGCGCTGAGTTTTCTACCTTTATTTGCCTTTGATATTTTATCTCTAGTTTCTTGTGATGGTACTGCTCCCCACCTTGTGTTCTTTTCTCCTGATCTATCAACTCCAAACCAAGGGTTTTTCTCTCCCTTCCAACTGCCTTTTCGAATTTCATCCTGCCTTTTTGCTTCTTTTTGAGCGTCAGTTTTAGGAGGTAATTTTTTGCCTCTCTTTTTTATTCCTGCTAATCTCATTTTCTCCATCCAAACTGGATCTTTTATCCGTTCAGACATTCGTATTTTTGCTGCTTCAGAAAGTTTAGCCCTTGTTTCTTCGCTAATTAGTTGAGGTATTTCATCAGTACTAGTCAGAGTGCAATTTAAGTTATCGCGACTACATGCATTATAGAAATATTGCCAATATCGTTCTTTAATGTTGAGTTCAGCCAATTCACATTCTTCCAATATTTCAAATGTGTGATTTTCTGCTCCATACTTTAGCAATGAATTATACAGCTTTGGTTGACCTTTATTTTTCTTACTTATTCCTCTGTAAGAAGTTCTCCTTTTTGAAATGTCTCTTGACTGGCCTATGTAAACAGCTCCTTTAGGGTTTTGGATTTTGTAGATCCCGGTTTTCTTTCCTATTATCATAAACTAAAAAAGCCTTACAGGGTTCATCCGGCCAGACTCCCCCTATAAGGCTTAAAAAATATTTTATTTGAACGTGGCCGCGTTCGTTTATTCTGGTGTAAATATAGGGATGAAAAGGTTATCTTTGTGATGATGATTGTAATTATGTAGTGACATAATGTATTTTGTTTGTTTAGTTTGAAGCCTTGCAGTGATGCAGGGCTTTTTTATTTGATAAATAGTTTGTACATTTGAAATGCGAATTGGAGCAGTTGGCAGCTCGTCGGGCTCATAACCCGAAGGTCATCGGTTC